AGTTCAAAAGTAGTCATCAGGTCTTGAATCTTTTCTTCATAAGCACTGAGCTTACCGGGCGTGCTACTTTTTGCTATTTCCTGCAGCAAATCCAGCTGTCGCTCACTGAGCTTTATGTTTGATGCAAGAGCCGCGCTTTTTTCTGCTTGAGCCGCTTGAAGAGCTGCAGCTGTTGCCGCCTGCTCTTCCTTTCTGATTTGTGCTGCTCTCGCTCCTATTTTACCGGGTAACGCACTTGTCGCTTGAGCAAGACGCGCAGCTGCCGACCCTCTTAACCTTCGGCCTTGTGGGTCTACATTACCCGCAAAACCAAAGGCCGCATTGGCTATATCAAACAGCATTTGTCCCCGAATAGCATCTGTATTGCCTAGCCCCAAAAGATTTGCATACTCCGGGGTCAATTCTCTGGTTCTTTCCATAACATCAGGAACAGCTGCAGGTTCCCGGTTTAAAAGCTCGAGAATCCTTCGGTTGGCCTCTGCACTTACGTCAGGCGAGAATGTCATTGCTGGGGTAACGCCCGCCTCACCGCTACCTTCTTGAAAATTTTGGACAATGCCTCCCTCGGCCATGCCCATGGGAAGAGAACCTATGCCGCCTGAATCATCAGGCGGCATAGGCATCCCGAGTGGTGCAGTTGGCGGGAAACCGATGTCCCCCACACCACCCGTGCCCGCCATTTGCAAGGGGACAGAGGGCGGGGTTAGGCTTTCAATGCCCTGCTGCGCCAGCACTGGCTGGAGCAAGGCAAGAACATCATCGGGTGTTTCGACAGCAGCTTTCATGCCGACCAGATCAGCAAGCTCCTCACGTCTAGCATCTACTGAGCGGTAGTCACCGCGCAGATTGTTCATCAAGATTTCTGGAGAGTCAGGCTGGCGGTCCATGATCATTGCCATATCTTCGCCTGCTTTGCCGTTCATTTCGGCTTCAGTGATCTCCTCCATCAGCTCCTCAATGTCGTCCATAAAACCGGACATGATGCCGACATTTTCGATCTCTTCGTCTTTTACATGCTTTGCCATGTCGATTTCCTAAAAGAGTCCAGCTTGCTTGGCGCCTGCCGCCGTGGCCAGAGTGCCCACGCCGAGGCCGATTGCACTTTGAAGCGGCGAAGCAGTAGGTGCTGTTTGAGAGGTCAGCGCCATTGACGTGGTAGGCGCACCTCGGTAAATGTCAGACACAAAACCTAACTGCTGAAAAGGCGTTAAAGCATCTTGCAGCTGCGTCGCCCTTATTGCATCGATCTGGGACTGCTCTACCTGCCGCTCGAGGCCACCAAGCCCTGCCAGCAGTCCAGTGTCAGCTGCTCCCAGTTGTTGAGTCGCTTGGCCCAAGGCGCCGAATTGTGTGCCCAGACTGCCCATTTGTGAGCCAAGCCCACCTAAAGCCTGCGCTTTGGAGAAGTCCACACCTGCCTGCTGTGCAGCCAGCCCACCGATACCTTGACCCAGATTGGCAAACTGCATGCCTGCTTGGCCCAATGCTTGCCCCCCGGCAAGTTGCCTGCCCTGCTGATTCTCAAAAGCAGTTTGCGCTGCCTGTTGTGCCTGAGCATAGTTCTGGGCGTAATCCTGCATGATGCGCTGCTGCATCAGGTCCTGAACGCCGCGCTCAAACTCCGCTCTCTGGACACCTTCTCGCGTGCCACCGAATGCTCCTGCACCAACAGCCTGAGCTGCCTGCCCCTGCTCTGCAATGTCAGCTTGACGACGCATTTCACGCAAAGCGTTTTGCGTCACCGCTTCTTGATATGGGTTCATAAAAGCTTGCGCGGAGGTAGGGTCATACATCTGCGCGGAACCAAGAATACCGCCGATACCTTGCCCTACGACAGGCACGGCACGCGCTGTCACGTCCTGTGCCGCCTGAAACTGAGGAGTGGTATCCACTGCACCTGCGGCTAACGCGCCGCGCTGGGCTAAATCCATGCCTTGCGTTAGGCCCTGTGACGCAGCTTGAATGTATGGCTCAAACGACCCAATGCCCTGTTTAGCAAAATCAATCGCCTGCAGCTCTGTGCCCGACAGGCCAGCAGCCTCAGTGGCAGGTAAAAATAAAGGTTGGTTATAGAGCCGTTGGGCCTCTTGCAGTAAGCCGAGTTTATACGCCTCAACCTCGGGCGCCTCTCGAACTATCTGCGTCGAAAAAGTTTGATCAACCATTAGCTCGATTCTCCAATTTCTTCATCATCGCGTACATACGCTTGGCGCCCTTACGACGTGATCCGTCGCCCATGCCGCGTACAGCTCGGGCCGTGAACACGAACTCACCGTCTGACAGCATCGCTGGGATGTCGTCGGAAGTGCCTGTTCCGGGTCCATTGATCGCTCCGGTCTTTCTGGGAAACTCAGTCCGGTCCATGCTACCGCCTTTTGCTGCAGTCACTGGGCGGGGTGTAAAAGTCTGGTAAGGCGACATGGGCATTGGCTGCACACCACCAAACCGTAGGCCATAGATATCAGGGTACTGACGTAACAGGTCCATACCCGGTGTGCCCATGATGCCCTCAAAGCCTTCTGGTATCTGTGGCTCTTCTTGCTTGAAGCCACCTGTGGCAGCCATGACGCCCGCGCCAGTGGCGAGAAGGGGGCCGTACTTAGCAAAAATGCTTGGAGTGGCTGCTTTCGTGTATGCTGATGTTATTGCTTCACTTGCTGTATTGTTTACAATCTGGTCCCTAATTACATCAGCAGAAGTTCCAAACTGATCGGCTACTTTTTGGAATGCGCTCTCACTTGTGGCTTGCTCAATACGTCCGGGCAGAATCTTATCTAGCCCGCGCTGGAGTATATTTTGACTTGGCTGTAGGTTGTTCGTACCTAACTGGGCAAAGTTTTGACCGGCAACGCCTGCCGACTCAACTACAGGAGTCGTGGTGCTTGCGGTGCCCGTGGTCACTGCGGAATCGGGAAGACTACCAATGCCTGCGGCGTCGGGTTGCACCTTAGGCTGAAGCCCTGTCAGATCAGCCGCAATAGGGTCACCCGCGCCTGTAATAGCTGCTTCCTGCACCTCTGCCACTGTCTCAGTCGCCGCCTGCGCGGGATCAGGCAGTGCAGCCTCTTGGCCCCCGCCCGTCAGAAAGTCCGTAGCCTTCTCAATTTGACCACCCACGGTGGTAGGGCCTGTGTAGCTGCCTGCTTGGAACGCCTCTGCGCCACCAAGAAGCCCTGCACCTGCGCCCGCTGTGATGCCACCTATAGCACCTGCCTTCAGCGACTCCTTCAGGTCCCCACCAGCAAGGGCCGTGGACCCTGCACTGCCGACAAAGCCGGACACTGCGGCGACACCTACCGTAGAGCTTACACCCAAGGCACTAGCTGCCGCTGGTCCGAGGACAAAAGCCAACGCTAGGGTGGTGACAATTCTTCCGACCTTGGAGCGAACAAACTTCTTGGCAGCTCGAGCTATCTTAGACAGGCCCTTTTTTACGCCTTTGAAGAGCTTCTTGAGAAAAAACTCAGGCAGGCCAGTGTTGGGGTTAATTGTGCCGCTACCGCCCATCTGGCGCAGCATGCGTGCCTCACGAGGGGATATGTGGGCAAGCATGGTGTCACCATATCTACCCTGCTTTGCCATCGCCTCGGCCATGGGCTTCAGCGTTGCTAAACCACCTTGGGCAAAATTTTGAGGAGGCATCTGATTGCCCCCGGTAGCGCGAATCTCATCTATTGCAAGGTTCAAAGCACCAAAAAACTCAGGGTCAAACGTAGGAGGCAGCATCTCCTCAGGCACGTCTTGTGCCAGATATCTTGCTCTAATCTCAGTATACCTATCAGGAGACGCCAGAATCTCGTCTACCATCTGATTGATAACGTCCAGCTTCTGACGCCGTACTCAGTAAATCCTCAGAAAACTCGGACGGGGGAATCTCCTCCCGCATTTGCTCGAAAACGGCGAGGTTCTCAGGTGTTATCTGGTTGGCGGCTTGGGGTGGGGGACCCGCCATTCCCGGCATGTGTTCCATGTTTTATCCTTTATAAAGAGCCACATAGGGCGCACGCCGGGAGGCGTGAATTACTGCAATTATCAAGAAATAATCAATTCCTGTCTACCTCTAGGTAAGACAGATAAAAATGCACGGTGGCCTGAGAAGACTGCACATTGAGCTTATCGCCACTCTCAAGAACAACAGGCACCCCTGCAAAAACGTCTACTGAGGCGTCTGCTGCGAGAGCCTGATCCTTAAATAAAAAGTGATCAGTGGTGCTGCCACTGTCGTTCTGAATGACCGTAATGTTGCTGGATGACGCATTTGCATTGGTCACCCGTAAGCTTTTCAGTATTGCCGTTGTCGCAGCAGGCACCGTGTACAGCGTCGTTTCAGTAGCTGCCGACGGTATTACGTTCTTTTGTAAAAACCTATCCGACATCTAAATTCCAAACCAAGTGCGGCCAGTGCTTTTGTTTTCACTGACATAGGACGTATACGAAGCGTTTAGCTGCAGGACAATTTGTTCCAGCGATCTTACGAGCTGGTTAAACTGCTCTGGATTATAGTCAGGGCTTGTCACGTTAGGTAAACGCACGTTGGTAATTTTGCTCATCGTAATCCGTCCGGTTGTATGTCTACGCGCAGAGTGCCGTATCGCCAGTTGGTGTCCACGGCGCTGCTGGTAATTTTAAGTTGAATTTGCCTGCCCCTAGCCCGCGTGTCTACTTTGTCCGTTGTAGGAGAAATAGTGTAAGGGTCCAGTGAGCTATTGGTGGCAGTGGCTTGAGGATAGGACCGCAAGAAAAGGTTTACCGCCAAATCCCCCTGTTGGTCTTTGAAATCCGGTATAAATTTACGCATTAACATCATGTTATCGCCGTCGCCTATATCAAAGTAACCAGATGTGATAAAAGCCGAGAGCGCCTGCCCGTTTGCGTTTATGCCCTTTTCTTGTTCATACACCTGCGCTCGTCCTGCTGTCAGGCCATATATCGTTGATATGGTGCTTTCTGCACCTGTGGGGTCGTAGTCAGTGGCAAGAGGGTTATCGTAGGCGCCGTAGTCCTGCCACGCGGTCCTAGATAGGGTGCCTATCGCCCAAGTGTCCTCAACATAGTTATATGTCACGCAGCGGTCGATAAAATTGCTGCTGTTGCTGCAGTAGTACCACGTCACCTCATTGTATTTGCTGTTCAGACCTGCATAGATTTTGTTTCTTTGAATAAGGTTTATGTCCTCATAGACATAGTCCTGTACCGTCGAAGGCAGCTTTTTCACCGTGCCGTCGAAAACGTAGAAAGCTTCAATGCCCATCCAAAAGGCTACGCCGTTCACGTCAATTGCTGCGTGAGGACCCGAGCAGCCACAGTTAGCGCCCAGCTGATTGAAGCCAAAAGTGTAAGGAGGTCCGATAAACTGCATGCCGTGCAGTGAGGTGTCAGTGATAATCAGTATCTGACCACGCGATCTGATGGCGGTGACGATTTCATTGCCGTCAGTCAGACGTTGACCGCCCGCAGTGTTAGTGGCGCTTTCAGTAAAAGTGTTGATGTCTTCCTGATCGGAAAACCGCACAAACATGGGGTCCTGAGTAGCCGGGTCACCTATAGTGGTTTCTGTTCCGAGTAATACCAGATGCCTGTCTGGGCTGGACACAAGAGCAAACTTGCTCTTAGTCGGCGCCCCGGTCACTTGGGCCGCTCGGACAGTGGTCCCTGCGCTTAGGTCCCAAAGAAACGTCTGGCCATCCTGCAGCTGGCAGATCAAATCCTCACCAAAGCTGTCGAACTGCCAAACCCTAGAGGCTAGACTGATGCCCGTCACGCCAGACCGGGGAGTGCCCCATGTTGACTGTCCCCACGTCCCAGTGCCCCATCCAAAGTCAAAGAAGCTGATGTCAGACCCGGTATTGATTTGATATGCCCCTACAACAGAGCTGCCTCCGTTGCCCGTGTCTGAACTGTTTGCCGATACAGAGGCCGTAATCGTGTAGGTATTAGTGCTTAGAATCTCGGTAATTTCATACTCAGCGTTCAGCAGCGTGGCGGTGATATTGCCGCCTAAAGACGTTGCTCCTGAGAATGTAACAAAGTCGCCCTCAAAAGCGCCGTGAGAGGCATCTGTCACAGTTATAATTGCTGACCCATTACTCGCGGCAAAAGTAACGTCTCCAGCGGCGGTGGTTACGCGGATTGGTGTAACGTCATACCACCCGCCTCCTGTGTTTACATACAGCTTCTTGTGCGTGCCGACCATAACGTATGGTATGCCCGTCAAACTGGTCCATGTATATATGTCGGATGGTCTGCCAACCAGATAATTAGAGCCGGAGTCGCTAAACTCTTGCCAGCCACCTATTTTCTCAGGCAGGCCATAGCGAAAGCGCACGTTGTCGCAATCGGTCCAACCACCCTCTGCGCCGTATTCAGTGTTCTGTTTATCAATACCGGGCGCTAAAGTTAGCTTAAAAAATGACATAT